CGGTGATCGACCGGAAAAAGCTGCTGGTATTAGATGAGCGAATGCAGGATCGCTACGACGCGTTTGATGATCTAGGTGATACCAAGTCTAAAGGGCCGGGACCGGCGCGCAACTACGCTTGGGAGCACTCGATATCGCTCGGGGCCGAGTGGCACTGGGTGATGGATGACAATATTCGCGGGTTCTGCCGCCTGAATAACAACCTGAAGCTATTCGTGACTGATGGTACGATCTTTTACTGCATGGAGGACTTCGTCCTTCGATACAAAAACATAGCGATGGCTGGACCTAACTACTGGATGTTTCTACCGCGCAAGAGGGCTAAACCGCCCTTGACGCTTAATACCCGCATTTACTCCTGCAATTTAATCCGAAACGATCTGAGATACAGGTGGCGCGGTCGCTACAACGAGGACACCGATTTATCGCTGCGAGTATTGAAGGCTGGGTGGTGCACAGTGCTATTCAATGCGTTCGTGCAGATGAAAGCTCCGACCCAAACTGTCAAAGGCGGGTGCGATACCGACTTCTACAAGAAGGAAGGCACGCTGCCGAAGTCGCAGATGCTGGTGCGGATGCATCCCGACGTTACCGAATTGGTGTATAGGTTCAAGCGCTACCACCACCACGTAGATTACAAACAGTTTCGGAAGCTGAAATTAGTCCCTAACCCGGGCGTGGAAGTGCAACAAGGCGTGAACGATTTCGGGATGCGCCTGATTCACAAACCGCCACCGTGGTACGAGGGTAAACGACAGAGAATCACTGCGAATGCCTGACAAATTATGCCAGCAACGACCATAGACAAGAGTCAGTTAGCTAAGTTGCTCGACATCACTCCGCGCCACATCCAGCGGCTAACCGCCGACGGTGTCCTCGAACGGGCGCGCGACGTGGACGGCAAGGAGTTGATCGGGCGCTACGAACTGATAGTCAACGTCCGCGCCTACGTTCGGTATCTCAGGACGCAGGCGCGGCTCGATGACGCTTCCGAGTCTAAATACGCGATGCTGCGAAACCAAAAGATGGCTGCCGAGAGCGAGCGAGCCGAATTGGAACTGGCATTATTTAAGAACAAGCTGCATCGCTCCGAAGACGTAGAGTTTATCCTGACCAACATGCTCACCGCGATGAAGGCGCACCTGTTATCGATCCCGAGCAGGATGACGCGGCTCCTCGTCGGACAAACCAAATTTCAGGTGATTTATGAGTTACTTTCAGCCGAGATTCATCGGGCTTTACTGGAACTTTCGCAGTATAACCCTGCCATGTTCGGCGCTCAAAACCGGGCATATCTCGCGTCACAAGGCGCGGATTTAGAGACGATGAACGGTGATGGCGGCATTAGCGACGACGAGGACGAAGACGATATCTCCATCTCCGAGTGAGATTGAGGATCGGGCCGCATCGTTCGAGAACACCAATCATTATCTATTTCGGCTCGCTAGGGTGCTACGGCCGCCCTCGAAGCTGAAGCAAGCGGATTGGGCCGACAAATATCGGCGGCTGTCATCTGAGAGCAGCGCCGAAGTCGGGCACTGGGTAACGGAAAAGGCCCCTTACGAGCGCGAGATCATGAACGCGATCAGCGATCCGTTTACGCCGCGTGTGGTCTGCCAGAAGGGTGCGCAGCTCGGGCTGACTGATGCTGGAATCCTGAATACTATCGGTTACCACATGGACCAAGACCCATGTCCGATCTTGGTGGTTCAGCCTACCATCGAGATGGCTGAGACGTTCTCGAATGATCGACTAGAACCGATGTTGCGGGATACGCCGCGTCTGAAAGGTAAAGTCGCCGAGCGTAGGTCGCGGGATTCGAGCAACAAGATTTTGCGAAAAGCTTTTCGGGGAGGCTACGTGGCTATGGGCGGCGCGAACTCTCCGGCATCGTTATCGGGGCGCCCGATCAGGGTGGCGTTGCTGGATGATGTAGATCGCTATCCGGCTTCGGCTGGGAAGGAAGGTAACCCATTGCAGTTGGCCATCGCGCGAACGAGCGCGTTTTGGAACAGGAAAATCGTTATCATATCGAGCCCCGGCATAAAGGGAGTCAGCCATATCGAGCGCGAGATGAATGAATCGACTAAGGAGCATTGGCAGCTGCCGTGCCCCGCGTGCCGGGTGATGCAGCACCTAAGCTGGAAGCGAATGCGTTTGGCCGACGCGGTAACGCATGAGTGCGAAGCTTGCGGCGAACATTTCGAGAAATATCGGTGGCTTGCTGGTAAGGGCCAATGGTGGGCAGAGCGACCGTTCGATGAACGCGGGAACAAGGTGCGGACGCGAGGTTTTTACATTAGCGGTCTCGTTAACCCGTGGATCGAATGGGAAATCTTGCGAGATGAATATGTTCGCGCGATGCAGGCGAGCGATGAAGGCGACATAGAGCCGCTCAAGGCGTTTAATAACACGCGGCTCGGTTTGTTACACGAGGAACAAGGCCACAAGATCGAGATCGATCTTTACGCAGAACGCAGGGAAGTTTATCCCGATGCTGATATTCCAGACGGCGTTCTGGTGCTGACAGCTGGTGTCGACGTCGGTGATGGGTTTCTGCATTACGATGTCGTTGGTTGGGGACGCGGGCGAGAGTGCTGGGGAATCGAGTTTGGACTTTTAGCGGGCGATCCGCGCGAACAAGAGGTATGGGATTTACTCGATGAAGCCGTTTATCATCGAATGTTCAGCACGACTGACGGCAAGTTCATGCGGGTGCGGAAAATGGCTGTCGATTCCGGCTACGCCAGTGACTTCGTATACGCTTACACGAAGCCACGGCAACCGCGCGCCGTTTCGATCAAGGGACAGGGTGGCATCGGGCAGCCGTTTATCAAGGGCACCGGGACGCTCACCAAAAGCAATAGGGCGCACTTGGTTACTCTCGGCGTCGATGCCGGCAAAGAGGAGATCATCCATCGGCTGATGGTGACTAAACCCGGACCGGGGTTCTGTCATTTCCCGAAACTGCTGAACGGCGAGTCTTGTCGCGGTTACGACGAGGAGTATTTTAAGGGGTTAACCGCCGAGCGCCGGATCGTGAAATCGAAAAACGGATTCAGGACATACATCTGGATAAAGCGACTTAGCCAGCGCAACGAGCCGTTCGATTGCCGCAATTATGCGATGGGCGCTTTAGTGATGCCGTGGGTAGGGATAAAGCTCAACGAGATGTCACGCGACGAATATGTTCCGCCGAAGCCGAGCGATAAACCCGAGCCGTCCGTGTTCGGAGCGCAAAAGGAGCCAGCCGCGCAGATTTACAAACCAACGCTAACCGTCACGAATGAAACTCCGATTGACAGGGGGTTCGGAGCGATCAATCGACCGATCTACTGATGATTCGAATCGCTGGATGCCCAGTCGCACAAGATGTTAGCAGCCACGCGCGTAAAATAGACGCCGGTTTCACATTCCACTTCCTTTAACCTCTCGAACACATTGCGTGGAAGCATGGTTTCGAGGCGGAAGTCGCCTAATCGCGGTCTGCCGCGCCCTCGCACAACCTGTTGTGTCGTCTGCGGCATAAGTGGTGGTTTCGTCGTTCGTTTTATCCGAGATGCCTTGGTTTTTCGCAAGTTATTTCCTCCGTCAATTTCTGAGTATAAAATGAGGATAATATCTAGGCGCGTTGACTTTGCGGGCCGATTCGCCTCATCATCGCGACTGGATGCCTGAAGTCGCTAAGCTCATACTGCCAGCAAAACCGAGGGACGCAACGGACCCCGGTCAGCCTCCGAGTCCCTTTCTTAGCTGGTGCGATTGGGCTAGGGACGGTCTGCAGAAGGCGCTCGACGGGATGAAATCAGCTGGCAGCGGAGTGATCGAGTATCACATCGGTTCGCGAGGACTCAGGCGTGAAGGTTCGAAATCGCAGATCGACAACGTGGCCTATTGGGATTCCATGGTGAAATTTTATTGCAACGTCGACGGTCTTCCAACGTCGATAACCGGGCGCGACACCGCGTGCAGAATAATCCCGCGTGACGTATGATGACGGCGAACGGTCACCGAGTCGGCATAAACGGCGAGCATGTTCCACGTGGAACGTTGTTCGATTCGTCGGGTAATCTCATCGGCAAGAGCACTCTCGATCCGCAGGCGATGCTCTTCCCGATAGGCGGCGGCACCGGTTACGGTAACTACGGAGCGAACACCACTAAAAACGCGCTGCTCGGCTGGCTCTGGCGCGGCGGCGATGCCGATACTGACATCGGGCTGAACGTTCAAGTCCTTCGAGAGCGTAGCCGAGACGCTTTCATGGGTGTGCCGTTAGCAGCTGGCGCAATCGAGACCTACGACGTCAACGTGATTGGCGAGGGGCTTTATCCGGCTCCAAACGTCGATGGCGCGGCGCTCGGCATGTCTGCGGACGCCGTGGCCAAGCTCAATCAGGAACTAGCTGAAAAATTCGAGTGGTGGGCTACCAATCCGCGCGAATGCGATTTCGAATCGCGCGACACGTTTTATCTGAAGCAGTCGGTCATCCTACAATCATTGCTCTTGAGCGGCGACGTTCCTGTTCTGTTCCCGTTGAAGCCGCGTCCAAAAACGACGTTCGAGTTCAGGCTGCGAGTGCTTGAGGCCGACCGAATCATGAATCCCAACATGGGAGTGGGGCTCGATCCGCTCAAAAACATCTTCAGCGGCGTCGAGCTTACCGACGAGGGCGAACTTTTGGCTTATCACATCGCCGAGCGACATCCACTCGCGACAAATTATCGCCTGTTCCGGCCTCCATTTACGAAGACGTTTCGCGTCGAACCGTTCGGCGTTGCCAGCGGCAGGCGCAACATGGTGCTCGTGATGCGACCGGAGCGACCGGAGCAGCGGCGCGGAGTGCCGATCTTGTCTGTCTGCCTCGAATTGATAAAGCAGATGGGTAGGTTCACCGACTCGACAGTTATAGCAGCAGTCATTCAAAGCTACTTCACCGCGTTCATCACGCAGGAGTTTCCCGATCCGAACATTTTTGATTCGTTGCTCACGGACCAACAGAAACAGCAAATCCTGAATTTCAACCCCTACAACGTCCAACTCGGACCGGGAGTTGTTAATTTTATGCGGCCTGGCCATTCTGTTAACTTCGCTACTCCGACGCAACCGATGGCGTCATTCGACAACTTCACTATGGCCGTGGCGAAATTCGTAGGAGCTGCGGCGGGAATCCCCTACGAAGTACTCCTGAAACAATATAACGCCAGTTATTCGGCATCGCGCGCCGCGCTTTTGGACTTCTGGAAGCGCGTCAGGAAATATCGAGCGCTGATGATCGATCAGTTCTGCCAGCCATCCTACGAAGAGTGGGTAGCAGATGCCGTCAGCCTAAACGTTTTAGACGGTTTCAAAGGTAACATCGACGATCTCGATGTTTTCAGGGCGCTGGCTCGATGTAATTGGTCGGGTGCGAGTGCCGGATCGCTCGACCCGCAAAAGGAAGTCGGTGCAGCGGAGGCGAAGGTAAACGCTGGTTTCTCTACCATCGAACGTGAGACGATGGAATTGAACGGCAGTAACTATCGCGACAACATCCGGCAGCAATCGACGGAGAAAAAGGAATTCACCGACGCTGATTTGACGTTCCCGCCCGAGCGCGCGGCAGCTCAAATCGGAGAAGGCACCATCAAGGAGCCCACGCCACCACCGCCGCCGTCGCCCCCAACTAAAGCTTTTTATCAAAACAACGAAATCTACGATCCGACGCCAGTGCGCGCGGAAGCGCGAGCGCGGAGAAGCAATAAAGCCGTTGAATTGGCCAGCGGCCTTTCGGGGGCATTCGTCCGATGAAGGAAATCCTGCCGTTTTATAGGTTTCGCGCCGAAGCTGGCGACGAACCGGCCAGCGCTGAGCTGCTCATTTTCGATGTTATCGGAGACTGGGAGGATTTCGGCGAAGTTAGCGCCAAAGCGTTTGCCAAGGACCTCTCCACTCTTCCCAAGAGCGTGAAGCGCCTCGACATCCATATCAATAGTCCAGGAGGCAGCGTAAGCGAAGCCAGCGCGATCTATTCCCGGCTCGCCGATCATAAGAGTGACAAAAACGTTTACCTCGACGGCCTAGCAGCGAGCGCGGCGACGATAGTGGCAATGGTAGGTCATAAAATCTACATCAGATCGCACGCGACGATGATGATTCATAGGCCGCGCGGCATTGCGATTGGCACTGAGGACGAAATGCGCACGGCAGCAGCAGCACTCGCCACTCACGGCGAAGCGATGTTGAACCTCTACACTAAACGCACCGGTAAAGATCGAGAAGCAATTCGCAGCCTGATGAACGCTGAGACTTGGATGACCGCGCAGCAAGCAGTCGATAACGGGTTCGCGGATGAAGTCAGAGGCGTAGTCAAGGCCGCGGCGATGATCAGTGGTAAAAAGGCGATCTTCAACAGTCTCGTCTGCGGAGATCGTGCGTTCGATCTGTCCAGATTCCAAAACGTGCCGGCGTTTCCCGGTGAACAAACAACCATAGGAGTAATAATGAACGAACCAGTAGCAGGAACAGCACCGGCTGGGCCAACCCCACCGGCGCCTAAACCGCCGCCAGCGTCGCCAGCGCCGCCAGCGCCACCGGCTCCGACGCCAATCCCAACGCCTTCGCCGCCGGCTAGCACGCCGCAGCCGCCAGCCCCCGCGCCAGAAGCAAATTTTCAGGCCGGTGTTACCGCCGAGCGTTCGCGAATAGCGGCTCTCCAAAAATACGATCGTCCATCCACGCACGATCTCATCGTGAAAGCGATCGAAGACGGGAAGCCGGTCTCCGACATTATGGAGGACTTATTCGCCGCCATCGAGAATGGAGGCAGGCAAAGTGCTCGCCGCCTTGATGCCCAAAGCCTTAGCGGAATCCCACCGAGCGACCCCACTGCGGGCGGTGGCGAAGGAGATTTCGGCGCGCTTCTCACGACCGCTGTTCAAGACCACCTAAAGAAACGCGGGATGGCTCGCCGCGCGGTGAACGGCCGCAACTAAATCGTCGCAAACCAAAACACTGAAAGGAACCTAGCAAAATGAAATCAATGCTCAATCGGATCAGATGGACAGTGGCGCTCATTGTCTCACCTCTAATCGTCGCGTGGCATCGGCTTGGAAAGCCTCAAGGCTTCGAGGCGTTCGGCGCGATCTCCGGAACCACGTTCGTGCCCGTCCCACTACTCAGTCACGACGACGATCCTGACTGGAAGGTAATACGGATGCCGTTCGCGCCTGGAACAGGCCCTGCTTTATCGACTATGAAGCCCGGTTATCTCATCAAATTTGATGCTGCTCGCGCAAACGTTAATCCAGCACTTCCAGCCGATGACGCGGTGCTCGAAGGCATTATCATCGACGTAGGCGGCACCGACGTCGCAAACCCGGCTGATACCACGGTAGCCGTCGCTCTCAACGGATCGTTCGATAAAAATACGATCAAGTATGCCGACGGCACGTCGCCAATCAGTGCCGCTGGATTAGCGCGACTTCGAGACATGAACATTTTCCTCGATCCGGCGATCCCGATAGGCGCATTCGCCCCTTAACAGTCAACTCCTTGAAAGGAACCAAACCAACATGCCGTTAAATCCAGCATACGAAACCAAAACGATGCTCGCCCCGTTTTTACAGGGCGCGCTCGTTCCATCATTTCTCCGCGACACCTTTTTCGGTGCTCGTGAGTATCCGGCTACGCCGTTGATCGAATTTGATTTCAGGCGCGGTCGGCGCAAAATGGCTCCGTTCGTCGCGCCGCTCGTCGGCGGCAAACTAATGGAGCGTCAGGGGTTCGAAACGCGCTTTTTCAGAGCGCCTCGAATCGCTCCTGTTCGCGCGTTACGGACCCCAGATCTCGAAGCGCGGCTGCCCGGAGAAACTGTCTACAGCCAGAGCAGTCCGGCAAGCCGGGCGGCTCAATTACTCGCAGAAGACGCGGTCTTTTGTGACGAAGCTATCACTCGCCGAGAGGAGTGGATGTGTCGGAACGTGCTGGTTAACGGCGCGGTCACGGTGACGGCTGATAACGGCTACCAACAGGTGGTCGATTACACCCAGTCGAGTGCTGGAGCAGCCAACAACCATTATATACCGGCAGTTAAGTGGGACGTGGCGAGCGGGAGTGATCCGCTGGATGATCTCGAACAGTCACGGTTAGCCACGATCAAGGATAGCGGCATCTCGCCCAACGTAGCTCTCATGGGTAAGAACGCTGCTAAGGTCTTCATTCGGAACCCGCAGGTCGCTGCGCTCTTAAACAAGCTGCAATATTCAATCGCGACCATCGAACCCATCATCCAGAGCCCAGAGGTGGTGCTAATCGGGCGAGTGCCTGGGATGCAGATTTACGAGTACGTCGAGTATTTCGAGGATGACGTGGGCAACATTTTCCCGATGCTGCCGGACAACTTCGTGATGTTACTGAGCACCAACGTGCAGAACAAGATCGTTTACGGCGCGTTCACTCAGTTGGAGGATGCGAAAGCGAAGCGGTTCGTCACGTATCAGCAAAGTCGGATTCCGTTCGTTTACGGGGACGAAGAGGACGGCAACCTCTTTTATAGACTTACCAGCTGTCCGTTGCCGATGCCGGTAGACATTCTGGGATTTAGAGTCATCGAGGCTCTAGCACTGACGTTTCCGGCGATGGTCGAAGGTGATGCCGTTCTGGACTCGCTCACCGGTGAAATCACCGGCGGCGCAGAGGAGGCCGATGCGTTAAAGGCTGAAGCCGCCGAGAATATGGAGCGGGCCAAGGAAACCACCAGCACTGCCAACTGGAAAGCTGCTAAAGGCGAACAAGAGACGCAAAAGGCAAACCCCGGCTCGGAACCTGTGAACGGTAATCTCGAAGCGCACACGGTCGATGAATTGAAGGATATCGCTGCGAGCGAAGGAGTGGAATTACATTCCGATGATCGCAAAGCTGATATCATCAAGAAAATCGAGAAGAACCGCAAAGCACAGGGCTAACCCCGCGTGAGTTTGCGCGAACAGTTTGGACCGGATCTGGTGGAGGTGTTCCATAATCCGGATGAATTCGGTTCGGTGCGGGAGTTCCGCATCTCGGACGGACAAGGCGGCTTCCGAATCTTCACCGCTTCGGTGGTATGGGATGAGGAGGCCGCAGCCAAACTTCCACTGGTGACGATTCACGGCGTCTATTTGGGCACCGTGATCTGTCACATCAAACATATCGACCTCCCGCGCCCGCCGGTAGCTGGTGAGATTATCTATTCGCCAGCTAACAGGCCGTTCGAGACCATCAAGGTCTGGGATGAAGAGGGCGAATGGAGGATTGCGTTGAACGAAACGCGATCACAGCCGGGATTCTACGGAGCGAACTGATGGTCGCGATCAGCATACAGCCGCACGCCGAACGCGCGCAACGCGCGCTACATCGCATCAAAAACGGTGTGCCGCGAGCGATGGCCCCTGCCATTAATCGCTCGCTAGAAAAGGGTCGCACCACGGTAAAGCGCGAAATCCGCAAGGTTTATCTGATCAAGGCCAAAGACATCCCTCTGCGGCTGGTGCGCGCCAGCTATGCGCGGCTCGCTGGCGAAATCCGCATTCAACAGGGCATGTTGCCGCTGGGGAAATTCGAGGTCAAACCCCGAGGAGTTCAACGGCGTAAAAAAAACACAATCTTGCACGTGAGAGTTAAAAGGAGCGGCGGCGGACCGTTGCCGCACGCGTTTAACGTGTTCGCTGGCGGCTATCTCGGGCCGTATCAACGCACCGGCAAAGAGCGACTACCGATCCGGAAGTTGATGACGATTGGCGCACCGATCATGGCCAGCCAACCGGAGGTAGGGCCGAACGTTAATCGGGATATGGGAGACACGTTAGCCAAACGCGTCGACCACGAGATCAAACGAGTTATGGCTGCTAACGAAGGGAAATGAAAAATGAAAGGTGAACAGATTTTGATTTTGTGCGCTGCTATATCGTTTCTGATCGGTGCGCTCGCTCCGGCTTTGTTCGTCCCGCCAGTGTCTCCGCGCTCGATCAACTGGCTATGCCTCGGTTTCTCGTTTCTGGCCTTCCCATTATTCCTCAACAACAAACTGCCTTAGTCTAATGGGACTCGTTCTACTCGTTCTTTTGATCGTTCTCTTGCTCGGCGTGGTGCCGCACTACCCATACAGCCGCAGCTGGGGTTATTACCCTAGCGGACTGCTGGGAATACTCGTGATCATCGTCATCGTCCTACTGCTGCTTGGACGCCTGTAGCCATGCGACTAGCGCCGCTTCCATTTGATCCCGCACAGGTTAACATTCGCATTCATACTGCGTTTGATTTGGAAGCGGCGTTGGTGCGTTTCCTGACTCAGCTATTCATCGGCGCGCGGCTGGATAACCCGACACTGAACCTATCCCAAGCTACGGCGCCGCAGCTCGACATCGTGCGCGGGCCCGACGACCCGCCGGTGTCATACGATCCGTTGCTGCGTGCACAGACTCTCGCGCTTAAGGTCGCTCCGCGCGTTGTTCGCGGACGGATTCCTCGCACCGTGACCGGCGAGATCAGCGCCGATAAACTACCGGACGTGCCAAACATCATCGTCCAAGTAGTAAGCGCGAACGTCATGAAGGACGTGACGCACGCCACAGTTCGTCTGCTGTTTACCTGTTATGACGAAAATCCCGACAGCGAAGGTTATCAGGACGTGCTGAACATGATCGAGACGGCAGCCATCGCGCTCACCAGTTTCGGCCAAGGCGCAATCGAAGACGCATATCCCATCGTGATGCCGATAGAATGGAAGCTGATCGAGCCGGATTGCTGGCCCCATTTCGTAGGCGAAATGACAACTCAATGGGAGCTACCCAGTGCCAGACCGTTTCCAGATCCGGAACGCGGATTCATTCCCGCCGAACACATCGAACTCAAGTTGCAGGAGAACATCGAGCCCGGTGAATTATGATAAGCGACCAAAAGATTTACCTCGGGCCGCAGCTTCGCGCGTTCGGCATCAGTCGCGGGAATGTTTTTTACAACGGCACCCACCCTCGCATCAAGGAAGCGACCGATCTTTGCCCGTCCGTGGGCGAACTCGTCGTGCCGGTCGAGCAAGCCGGAGCGGTGCAGCGCGAGCTGGCTTTCGACATCGCCCGCAATATGCGCGGCACCGAGGGCAAATTCGTCACTTTTTATCGCGAAGTTCAACGGTGGCTGGATAGCCGCCAAAACAACACACCAAACATAGAGGTAAAATCACATGCCTAGTCTCGGACCTTTTAAACACGGCGTCAGTTGGGCTGACGTTCCAACCAGCGTCATCAGTCCCGTTCAAGCTATTCCCGGCGTCAACGTGGTTTTCGGCTCCGCTCCGCTTCACCTAACGCAGAACGGCAAAGATTACATCAACAAGCCGGCCCTTTTTAACCGATTCGAGGACGCCGTCGCCGCGTTGGGTTTCTCGACGGACTGGAACACCTACGATCTGTGCGAGCACATGGACTCTTGCTTCGTGGAATTTGGGATGTTCCCCGCGATCTACGTTGCGGTGAACAATCCGGAGAGCGGCGGCGTGGTAGTACCTCTGGCTCCGTTCACGTTGGCGAACGGCCAAGTCGATACCAACCACCAGTTCGTGCGTTGGACCATCGTAGTCAAAGATCAAGCTGGATCGGTTACCTACACCGAAGGGACGGACTATCTGCTCACGTTGTCGGATAATACCACTTGGATCGTCACGAGGGTCGCAACCGGCGCGATACCCTCCGACACGTCGCAGATTCAAGTAGGCGGCACCACGCCGACAGCAACTCCAATCGGAGCAACCGACATCATCGGAGGCATCGACGTCAGCACCGGTGCGCGGTCGGGCTTGGAGGTGATCGACGACGTGTTCCAAACGACTGGATTAGTGCCCGGCGTCATCATCTGTCCGAAATGGAGCAAGGACGCCACCGTAGCCGCAGTCATGGAGGCGAAATGCGAGAACATCAACGGCTGTTTCGTAGCCACCTGCCTAATCGACGTGGACACGGCCACCGTCACCAAGACTCAGGACGTAAATGCGTGGAAAAACTCCAATAACATTTCATTCCCGCGTCAGCAATGTTTATTCGGAAGGCCCGCTCTGGTCGGAGCGATTCAAGGCCAACCGGGTGCTGCGGTAGCAGTTACCAAGGTGTTTAATTTCGCGTCTCAACAGGGGCCGCTCATGCAGTGGACCGACACCTACAAAGGAAACGGGCTGCCGTATTGTTCGCCGTCCAATAAAAATCTGAAGATGAACGCCCTTCAGCTGGCTAACGGCAGCGAGCTTCCGATGCACCTACTCGACGCCAATTATCTGAACGGCCAAGGCGTCATCACGGCGCTCAATTTCGTCGGAGGCTGGCGTTCGTGGGGCAATCGCACCGCCGCTTACCCAGCCAACACCGACGTTAAGGACATGTTCATCCCGGTGCGCCGGATGTTCGATTACATCGGCAACACCATCGTCCTGACGCTCTGGCAAAAGGTAGATGAGCCGGGTAATCGCCGACTGATAGACGCGATTGTGAACAGCTTACAGCTATGGCTCGACGGGCTGGCAGCCAGTGATGCGTTGCTGGGCGCTCGCGTCGAGTTTCGGCAGGATGAAAATCCCACGACCGAATTGCTCAACGGGCATTTCACTTTTCACATCCTGATCGGAGTACCGACGCCCGCCGAATGGCTCGACTTC